CGCTTATGCTTGGCAAGACCACGATCAAGGCAAAAAGGATCACATGGAGATTAACCCCGTGCAAAGATGGTGATGCATGAAATTAACCCTGACTATAATCGGCTCGGCCCTATTGTGTGGTTATTCAATGTGGATTGGAGCAGGAGTGTTCTTGATCTTGCTATCGGTGGGGGGTGAATCGTAATGGCACCCCAAAAGATAGAGAAGAAGCCGGTTAAAGTAAAAGACGTTAGGGGAAAGACCCGGAAACTGGTAAGTTCGTATCTGGTAATCGTTGGTGGCTTGCCAGGGCAACGAGCGGCCCAAACCCAAAGTTCAAAACAAGCGGGGAGTTGTTGGGAGCGTGTCTTGAGTATCTAGCGTATGTGCAAGACAATCCATTGCTCGAAGAGAAGGTATTTCACACTAATGGTCTTATCACCAAGGCAACAGTAACCAAGATGCGAGCAATGACGCTTGACGGGTTGTGTCTGTTCCTCGATATATCATTTCAGACTTGGGATTCTTGGAGAACTTCGCGGCCCGATTTATCTGACGTTATTACGCGCATAGAGAGAACAATACGTGATCAGAAGTTCTCTGGAGCTGCGGCAGACCTGCTTAATCCCCTCATTATTGCAAGAGACCTGGGCCTGAGAGACAAGCAGGACGTCGACCACACAGGCCAGCTAGATTTGACCGTTATTACCCGGAAGATAGTTAAATAACCCAAAAAGAGGGAAAAAAGTTGAATAAAATCAACAAAAGTGTCCCGAAATCCCAGGGTTGTATGTTAGGCATATGTCAGAATTAACCATTGAGACAGCCAGCGTCTTTGAGCCACTTCTCCACCCCGCCCGATACAAAGGCGCGTTTGGTGGGCGAGGTTCGGCCAAGTCGCATTTCTTCGCTGGCCTGCTGGTTGAAGAGAACATCCGGCGCAAAGTAGATTGCGTTTGTCTGCGGGAAGTACAAAAGTCTCTCAAATTCTCCGTAAAGAAGTTGATTGAGACTAAGATCGAGGACATGGGCGCCGGAAAGTATTTCGAGGTTCAAGAGAACCAGATTATTTCGAAACGTGGTGGGGTGACGATCTTCCAGGGTATGCAGAACCACACAGCCGACTCGATCAAGTCTCTTGAGGCGTTCGACATTGCATGGTTTGAGGAAGCGCAGACAGCTAGCCAGAAAAGTCTTGACCTGCTGCGCCCCACAATGCGGAAGGAAGGGTCAGAGATTTGGTTTAGCTGGAACCCAGACACCAAAGACGACCCTATTGACCAGCTATTGCGTGGCGGCAACCTTCCTCCTGGTGCAGTAGTTGTTGAGGCAAACTTCAAGGACAATCCCTGGTTCCCCGAAGTCCTCAAGGCAGAGATGGAATATGACCGTGGCCGCGACTATGACAAATATTGTCATATCTGGATGGGAGAGTACAAAAAGAACAGTGAAGCGCGGGTGTTCAAGAATTGGAAGATTGAAGAGTTTGAAAGACCCGACGGAACCATTTTTAGACTCGGAGCTGATTGGGGTTTTTCAGTCGATCCCTCCACGATGGTTCGGTGTTCTGTTGATGGGAATCGCCTGTATGTTGATTATGAGGCGTATATGGTTGGGTGCGAGATAGTCAATCTTCCCGACCTATTTGATCGTGTGCCAGAGAGTAGCAAGTGGTTCTGTCGGGCAGACTCAGCAAGACCTGAAACCATCAGCCACATGCAAAAGAACGGATACCCAAAGATGCAGGCAGCGCAGAAAGGGTCTGGATCAATCGATGAGGGTATTCAATTCCTGCAATCGTTTGACATCGTGGTTCACCCTCGATGCGTTCACACCATCGACGAACTGAAAACGTATTGCTATAAGATCGATCCAATGACAGAAGAAGTGCTTCCTATCCTGGCAGACAAGAATAATCATATCATCGACGCATTAAGATATGCCTGCGAAGGAATTAGGAAGGCAAAGACGTTTAAGCGCACTATTATTCCAGAGATTAAACGGCCATATGTCGGCGCTACCTCTTGGATGGGTAACTGATGAAAGAAGAACAGTTTTCAGAGATGCGCCAACGCCTCGCAATGGCGATTGACACCTATTCGGAGTCAAGAGACGATGAGCTGGATGATCTTCGTTTCGCCGCTGGCTCGCCAGACAACCAATGGCAATGGCCCCAGGACGTGCTGTCAACCCGTGGCTCTGTCCAAGGGCAGGCGATCAACGCACGGCCATGTATCACCATCAACAAGCTTCCCCAACATATCAAGCAGATCACCAACGACCAGAGGCAGAACAGGCCAAGCGGCAAGGTGATACCGGCAGACGATAACGCAGACGTAGAGGTGGCCGAGATACTCGACGGCATTGTTCGCCACATTGAGTACATCTCCGACGCTGATGTGGCATACGACACAGCCTGTGAAGCACAGGTCACATGCGGAGAGGGATATTTCCGACTGCTGACCGACTATGTGGACGACAACAGCTTCGACCAAGATATCAAGATAGGCCGCATCCGTAACTCGTTTGCCGTGTACCTTGACCCGACCGCGCAAGACCCTTCCGGCGCAGACGCTGAGTGGGGTTTTATATCCCAGGATATTACACCGGAAGAATACGAAAGATTGTGGCCCGACGCTGACCCTGTTTCCACCATCCAGGCGAAGGGCGTTGGCGATACCAGCATGGCGAACTGGCTTGGGACTGACACGATCCGTATTGTTGAGTATTTCTATTTCGAGTACGAAAGCAAGACGCTGAACATGTACGCTGGCGGGATGGTTGCGCTGGAAGGCAGCAAGGATGCCAAGGGCATGAAAGAGCTTGGCGCGGCAGTCATCAATACCCGTAAGGTTCAGGCCAGAAAGGTAAAATGGATCAAATCTAATGGCGTAGAGGCACTTGAGGAAAGCGAGTGGCCTGGTAAGTGGATACCCATTATCCGAGTTATCGGCAACGAGTTTGAAGTAGACGGAAAGATTTACATTTCTGGCATTGTCCGTAACGCCAAAGACGCACAGCGGATGTATAATTATTGGGTAAGCCAGGAGGCAGAGATGCTGGCCCTAGCTCCCAAAGCCCCTTTCATCGGGTACGCTGGACAGTTTGAAGGCTATGAGTCACAGTGGAAGACCGCCAATACAACCAACTGGCCGTATCTTGAGGTCAACCCGTCTGTTGATGAGGTGACAGGTCAGGTAATGCCGCTGCCCCAAAGGTCACAGCCCCCCATGGCTTCCTCCGGGCTGTTGCAGGCTAAGGCGGGTGCGTCTGAGGATATTAAGAGTGTAACCGGACAGTACGACGCATCCCTGGGGAAGGCTGGCAACGAGAAGTCAGGCAAGGCAATTCTTGCAAGAGAGCGACAGAGCGATACCGGCACTTACCATTATGTTGATAACCTTGCAAGAGCGGTAAGGCATTGCACCCGCCAAATAGTTGACATGATCCCCAAGATTTACGATACCCAGAGAATAGCCAGAATCATCGGGCTAGATGGCGAGGCTGACTATGTAGCAATTGACCCAACCCAAGCGGAGCCGGTAAAGAAGATCGTGGATGAGGGAACCGGCGCGACGATCAAGAAGATATACAACCCCGGCGTTGGCAAATACGATGTGTGCGTCACCACCGGGCCAAGTTACATGACCAAGCGGCAAGAGTCGATGGAAGCAATGGCGCAGTTGCTTCAGGGCAATCCTCAGTTGTGGGCGGTTGCTGGTGACTTGTTCATCAAGAACATGGATTGGCCTGGTGCCGAAGAGATGGCGGAGCGATTCAAGAAAACCATTGACCCGAAACTGTTGGGCGATGACGAAACCACACCAGAGCTTGCCCAGGCCAAGCAGCAGATGGAAGCCATGCAGCAGGAGATGCAGCAGATGGCGGGGATGTTGCAGAACGTGCAGAAGAGCTTCGAAGCACGTGAAGCAGACAACAGGGAAATGGAAACCAAAATTAAAGCCTTTGATGCTGAGACCAAGCGGATTACCGCTATACAGGCAGGGCTAGGCCCGGACCAGATACAAGATATTGTTTTAGGCACGCTACATGCGGCAATGTCAACCGGCGACATTGTTGGAAATATTCCAAGCCGAGAAGAATTAACTATTGGCGATCAAGTACAGCCAGAACAACCGATGATGCAGCAGGAGGCACCAATTGAAGGCATGTGATTTCGTGGGCATGTTGTTCCTGGCAAGAGACGTGGCGCACCGTGTCCACCTGTCCACCCGTAGCTATGCTAAACACATGGCTCTAAATGATTTCTACCATGAGATTATAGAGCTTGCTGACAAGTTTGCCGAGTCATATCAGGGACAGTATGGGCTTCTCTCTATCCCGCTAATGTCCAGCAAGAAAAGCGTCGATATTGTGAC